GAAGCAAGACAGTCGGACTGGAAAGACGAGTTCGTGCTCATCGTATTAACGCTGCCGATATTAGTTATTGCTTGGGGGGTATTCTCGGAGGATCCTGATGCATCTGCAAAAATAAAAGAGTTCTTTGATCAGTTCCAACAGCTGCCGACCTGGTTCACAAATTTGTGGATTCTTGTCGTGGCTAGCATTTTTGGTATAAAAGGTACACAAATATTCCGTAACGGGAAAAAGTAATGTCTAAACCTGAGTATCAGGACATCATAAGCGAATACAAAGAACAGGTTAGAATCCTGAAGCAAGAAGTTGCTGAATTACAAGATGCTGGTAAGTCTAAAGATAGTGCAAATAAACGTACACTACAAAAACTTGAGCATGTAACAAAAGATTTAGAAGATGCAAATAAAAAAATAAAACAATTGGAGGAAGATCATGGTAAAAAAAATGATACAAAAGATTAAAGATCTTTGGCAAAAATTTGTAGACTGGCTCTTTACTTTTAAAAAGTGAAAATAGCTTTAGCATTTATATTGTGTTCATATGTTGCAGACACTTGTTTGCCTCCTCATGTTTATCAAGAACAATTTGATACAAACTATGAGTGCATGATAGCTGGATATACTGAGTCACTTAATAAAATAAAAGAGATAGGTCCAGAAGAAGTAAATAAATATGATATGTATATTAAATTTGGTTGCTATAAAATAGTTGATGAGCAAAACACATGATGAAAAAATTAGAAGTAAGTTCTGAATCTGGCATTAGCATGCCTATCAAAAATTTAATATCTATAGTAGGTGCTGTAGCTGTTGGTGTATGGGCATATTTTGGAGTAGTAGAAAGATTAAATCGTCTAGAGTCTGATAATAGATTAATGCACAAAGATTTAGAAAAAGCTGTAGAGTTTTCTATTAAATGGCCTAGGGGTGAACTTGGTTCATTGCCCGCTGATTCTGAGCAATTTTTATTAATCGAGGATTCTATAAAAGATATAGAAAAAATACAAGAGCAAATGGAATCTATGATGCATAATAAAGTAAATATAGAAAGATTACAAAAAGATGTAGATAAAATTTTAAATGATTTAGAAAAAATAAAAGATAAAGTTAGGGAGAATGGCAATCATGGTTGAGGTAGTAGTAGCATTAATATTAACATTAAATGGAAATATTATAGAGCATGTTTACAAAGATAAGATGAGTTCATGCCTTAAATCTAAGAGGATTGCTGAGAGAGAAGTAAATCCAAATCGTGTAGTATTTACTTGTAAAAAAGTTAAAGCAGAAACAGAAATATATTTAGGACAAAAAAAAATATTAAGGATAATAAAATAATATGTATTTAAACGCTAATATACCCCCAATAGAATGTTATGTTCGAGGTAATTATTTAAGAGATCAAAAAGATTCACATGATAAATACTTTGAATGTGTAGTATTTGGATTTACATCCATACCAAAACAAGTACCTCTATTTCATTATATGATGACAGATGGTGGTATATGGTGGAGAGCACCTATATCTGCATTTTGTAAAAAACCTGGAATAAAAGAACTGCCACTTAATGAATTAATGTTATGGGATTCTTTTAGTTATAATATAAGTGTAACTAGATTTTACCAACTACAAGGGTGTAAAATGATATATACATCCAGAAGAAAAAAACAAAGAGAAGGCACATATTTATTTACAATAGATTGGTGTGCTGGTGACTATAATGAATTAGATTTTGGTTATGCAGAAAAACCAGATCAACATAAGTGTGGGCATGTAATAGAATTAGATGATGGTAATTATGCAATTCAACCCAACAATAGACTAAGGATATTTGATCCTTCTATGGCAGCTGACCCAAGCAAACCTCTCATTCATAGACTAGTTAATACTAGAATATGGTCTGTGGAAGATACATCAAAATGGATAACTGACGAAAATGAAGAAGGCAGTTATGATTACGATTATAAGGAGATAAAAGATGGCGAAGAAAAAAAGCACAGTAAATAAAGCTGGTAATTATACTAAGCCTGGTATGAGAAAGCGATTATTTAATCAAATAATGGCTAGTTCAAAAGGTGGAAAGCCTGGACAATGGTCGGCAAGAAAAGCCCAGATGCTGGCGAAAAAGTATAAAGCAGCAGGTGGGGGATATAAGTAATGTTAAACTTTATTAAAAAAATTTTAGGTATAAATACTTTAGAATATAAAATTAGATTACTTGAAAGAAAAAACTATTGGAGAGAAAAGTATAAACATGGTTAAAAAAATAAAAAAAGTAGCTAAAGCACTAAAGAAAGCATCTGCTTTACATAAGAAGCAGAGTAAAGTTATTGAAAAACATATTAAAGAAATGAAGTCTTATGGCAAAAAAAAGAGATCCTAAAGTAGGCACAGGTAAAAAACCTAAAGGATCTGGCAGGAGGCTTTACACAGATGAGAATCCTAAGGATACTGTTGGAATTAAGTTTGCGACTCCTGCTGATGCTCGTAATACTGTTGCGAAAGTTAAGAAAATATCTAAACCATTTGCAAGAAAAATACAAATCCTAACTGTAGGAGAACAAAGAGCAAAGGTCATGGGTAAAACACAGGTAGCAGCAATATTTAAAAAGGGTAAAGAAGCTATAAGAAAAGGGAGAAAAAAATAATGGCACTTGCAAAAAGTCAAAGGAGTCTTAAAGCATGGGGAAAGCAAAAATGGAGAACGAAATCTGGAAAGAAATCTTCGGAGACTGGGGAACGATATTTGCCAGAGAAGGCGATCAAAGCCTTATCATCTGCGGAATATGCGGCAACGACAA